AGGTGGGGTCTGGACACCCCGTGCCAGGTCGTTGGCATGAGGGCTGGAGACCCCATACCAGCGGTTGGCATGGGGGCAGGAGACCTCGGTCGTAAGCACAATTCGTGCCAAGTGTAGATGTAGGTAAAGGTGGGAGGCGGCGAGCCCTATCACCGCCTCCACCACCTTAGTTCCGTTTTGCATATCAGTCAGACGCACCATCCCGGGAAAGGATCTCCAAAAAGTGGCGAGCGAGATCGTCCCCACGTGTGACCACATCCCATGTGGCGAAAGGCAGGACCATGTCGTCGTCGTACAGGGCCACTCGGGTGACCTGAGGCAAGTTCCGTACCAGGACAGCGAGCTCATCCAGGCAGTAACGTGGGTTTAGGTACAACTCCACCATCTGGAATCCCACCCTTCCGGACTCCGGATTGTTTCCGATGAATTGAACGTACGCTGCAATACAGGGGATCATTGGTTGCACTCCACCAGACAGAGGTCACACACGTAGTTGTCGTCGCACATGTAGTAGTCCTGCGTAGCTTGCTGGAGACACGGGCCCACGGTGTACCCACATCGTGTGCAGTAAACACCATCCTCCTCCTCATCACACTTGGCGCTATCGACGCAGTAGACCGGACAATGGCGGTGCTGTAGTTCACGTAGGCGAATGTGGCTCGGATACTTGAACTGAGGAGCCACACTCATGTCAGCATACATGCCCTCCAAGGCCTCCAGGCGGTCCGATGCTTGGATCGTGCCAAGGTTCTCATGGTTGGGCGTGGTAACGAGGTAGGTTTTCATGGTTTCCGCTCCCTTGAGGCCGGCGACCACTTCAGCCGCCCAGAGTACTACGCCCCCGGCTACCGAAAGTTTCACTTGAGCACCGTCAGACGGAGTTTTTTCGCTCCGGTCCCGTGAGCTGCAAAGGCAATGGCGGCATTCTGAGCCAAGAGCTTGGAATCATTGAAGCAAAGGCGGCAGTCAGCACACGAGACGTCCCGAGTCTGGGAAGGGCACGGGATAACCTTCACGCCGCTGCCAGGGTCGACCCACGCCCGCCCGTTGCTCGGGTGCTCCGTTACCACGATGGCCGGGGCGAAACCACGGGAGAGTGCCTTGGTGGCGTCGGAAAGGGTCTCCACGCTGGCAAGGACAGAGACCCGCCCCCACGATGCTCGGCTGACGTCACGCCATGCATGCGTGTAACTCCAGACTGGCCCGGGCCAGTGCGCCGCCGCCCTGCCAAGCGCCGAGGCTCGGCGGTCCGAAGTGGCATCACCGGAGACGTGAATACGCAAAGGCTTCGAGATTCCTTCGCTTTTCAGCCTCTTGCCCTGGCTTTCGATCTCCGATGCTTCGAGCTCTGCCAACGTGTCGCCGTTCAGTCCGGCGAATTCCCGTTCGAGTCTGCGGACTTGAAAGCCCACGTTGCCGGTCTTGGCGTAACACCCCGCTTCCTTGAGAGGGCAGCTTGCCGGGCACGTGGCGTCGATGGGTGCGTACGTAGCCGACACATCGCCCACCTTCACATTCTGGCTATTGAGTACGAGAAACACTTACTCACCCTCCCCAAAGAACACACTGTAGATGTACATGAACAACAGTACGGTAAACACTTACTCACCCTCCTTTGGCGTACACATGGCGAGAAACAGGATGACAGACAGCATGATGATGAGTTTCCACACCCTAAGCCGCCTTGAGTGCAAGCGTGAGAGCACGTGAGTTGACGTCGCCATTGTCGAAGATGGCACGCTGGTTCCGAACGCCTTCACTTCGCCCGATGGTGTGGGTCAGGTACCGAGTTACGGCATTGAACGCCGACCAGGCCCCGTGGCCAGACATCGGGGTTTCGAGGGCGTGAGCCGCCCAACACCCCTCACGGTGTCGGAGGCCCTGGTTGCGAGTGTCATCCGACTTCCGGGCCGCCTGTAGGTCGAACTGCAGAACGTCGGCGAAGTATTCATCCGTCATACCTTCGCTCCAGGGGCGGTCAGAGGTGGCAAGGTGGGCGTACTGCCGAAACTCCTCAGGCATCGCACCACGAAGCTTCATGACTGACAGCATGAGCTCATCAGCGAAGCGATCGTACACGGTCATGCCATGTCGGATACCGGTACTGATGGCTCCTACCTTTCCCAACTGGTTCTTACAGAAGAACCGGAAGGATGAGAAGAACGCACGGTCCGCCACCTTGCCATCGTTGCCGAACGAGAGTGTGAGAAGAGGCGACACGGCGTCATGGCGTCCCACTTGCATTGTCAGGTCGGGAGCTTCGAACTGGTAGGCGATGAGGCCTCCCTTGTCCCACACGCTAACACTTACAGGTCGAAGGTCACCACTGACTACAAGGTCATCGATCGACTGCAGTTGTGCCCGGTGGTCGTTGGTACGGTACCTGCCTTTGGTCCAGCCGAACACATGGCCGGTGTCTCCCCGACGAATGGCCCGGTAGCCGTCCACCGGAATACCTTCGACTTCAGGTACACACAATTCGGTCGTGAAGTCCGTGCCGGAAAGGGTGAGGACGTCTTGAATGGTGCGAGCGGACTGAACATTGATGACTTTGGCGAGCATTGGATACCTCTTCTTACAGTGATGGAGTTACGGCGTAGCCGGTGGGATAGTGTGGAATTACCAGCGGGAGACGGGCGAGGCCGGAACCGGCTCTTCAGAGAGAGCGTCCAACCATGCGTCAGCAAGCGTGAGAGCCTCGTCCGGCGCCGCCATGATGAGCGCCATGACGTCGGCGTACTGGATTGCGACCGTGTGTTCCGTGCCCGTTTGCGTCGTGTTCATGAGAGATCTGACGCCCGCCGAGCCTGAAAGTTCTCTGGCGGTCACAAGAAAAGTTCAGGTAGTTTGGCACGTCGCTTGCTACGCACGTGCGCACGGTCCTCTCGGCCATCGGCTGAAAGAAAAGTGACGGGCGGTAGACCGAGCGCCGAGCGAGCCCGTATGACTCCCCATGAGCAACACGACGAAAAACATGGTCGCCCCTTCGAAGTTCGATTCCGCCGTTCACGAGGCCTCGGTTGCCTACGTCGAGGCCGTCATTGCGGCGGGCCACGACCCTGAGGCCCTAGAAGCCGCTCGCCTCGCCCACGAGGCAGCGCTCGTTAGCCTACTCCTGGCCGAGTGACCCACACAGTGGGGAGGGACTGCAAACCTCCCCGCCTTGCGGTACCTCCGGTCACACTTGGTTTCCTCAGACGACATGTAGGCAAACTCTCACATCAGCACACACTGTAAGCGTATGTAGTCTCATGTGTGCACGTCACCTACGTTTCCCACCATGTCGCATACAACCACACATGTGTGGAGTCATACGACCTCGTCGCCTATGTCGCAGGCAGGCGCACACCGACGCCCAGCCTTTGTCTATGGGACCCCTATAAAGGCGAAATCCTGGGAATTTTCCCCGGCCTGGAAAAACGAAAAAGGCCACGGAACCTGTCCGTAGCCTCGTTCGTAGGGAAATTCCTATTCCGTTTTCGACTTTTTTACCACCACACGGATCGTGAACCCGTGAAAGGGCACGCTGATGGGGGCAAAATTGCCTTCCTTAAAACGGGCTGCCTGTTCGTAACTAGCCACCCCCATGAACTGTCCAGATACAGCATCGTAGAGGTAGCCGGGCTTCTCTTCAGTTAAGTGGCTTCTTAAAGAGGTCTGGTAGCTGGGATGAGGCGGACGAGGTTTTACCTTCGACTTCATCGGCTGAGACTTTTTCGACATCGAGCAGCTCCTTGTTCACCTCCTCGGGAGGAGTGGCCTCCACATACCACTGCTCAAGCTTCTTACGCAAGATGCTGGCAGTAGCTTCGGACGTGGCGTTGGCAGCGTCGATGACGTCCAGGTCCTCGTTGAGCAGGTCCTCCGCCGTGGAGACGAAGACCTGCTGAGCAATGAGCAGCGTCTGAGAGAGACGTACGGCAGCCATGGCACGCTCAGCCACGGATACGTTCTTTGCCCTACGGCTGAGGTAGTCCTCGAACGCCATGGTCAGAGCGTTGGCAAAGGTCGTGATCATCTTCTTGCTGGCCTGGATAGCCGCAGGAGATGTGGAGACCGCCAGATGGTACGTGAGGCTGCTCACAGTGGCGCCCCGTGCTCCAGGTTACGGGCGAGCTTGGTGAGAAGCTCACGAACCGTGTCCGCATTGTTACGGGTCTTGCTTCCGAACGAGCCCCAGTCGAGGTCCTCACGGAGCTCACGAAGCATGTTGGCAGCCGTCCGCTTGGAGACCTTCTTCACTTCATTTTTCGCCATCGGAAACCGTCCCTCTTCTGAGAGAATTCGTAGTCGCCACTGATCACCCGGCCACCCTTGGCAGCGTAGGCTTTCATGGCGTTTTCAAAGTACTTGGCACGACGCTTTAGGGCCGTCACAAGAGACATGACGTCACCAGCCGCAGCGTCGCTCGTAGGGTGCTCTGTAAGCTCCACAGCCTTCTTGCCTTCAGCCTTGGCTACCGTGAGTACAGCAGGGTCGTAAGCCTTGCAGTGAGCCAGGTGGGGGCAGTAAAGCTGGGTGCAGTGGATGCCTGGTACTGGAGATGTAGTCCCAACGCCAGCGTAGGCTTTGGCCATCTTCTGCCAGTGGTGAGGGTCGTATTCGTAGCTGATAGACCAGACGCCTTCGTCGGTAACCTTCCAGGTTTGGAGCTCGATCTCCCCATCCCAGTTGTTGAAGGCTACCCAGGCACAGCCTAGCGACTTGAGCTGAGCCTCTGCACCATCGGTACCACCGGTCTTCCAGTCAGCCACGATGACCTTGTCGTCCTTGGTCAGGATAAGGTCAGCCGTGCCATAAGCATATCCCTTCCTGTACGGATACTGACGTGGGCCAGGCAGCTCGATGACTGTGGCATAGCCTGTAGCGATGCAGACCTCGAAGGCCACTTCAGACTGAATCATCCATCCGGCTTGGGAGTGGACCAGCAGCCAGTCCTTGGCCATATTGAGCCAGTTGGCGATCTGTAGGCTACAGTCTTGCCAGACCACGTCATCCTTCATCCCTGTCTGAATCCACTTGTCGATCAGGTCATGGAAGAGAGTGCCGTCGCCTGCCGCATCCTGGTCGTGACCAGTCAGAGTCCTGTCATACTCCTGCCCGAATACCCAAGCCTGGCATTCGAGCAAGAGTGCTGACGAGGAGAGACTAGGTAGCTGGTACTTCTTCATTGAAGGTTAGTCCGTGCTTGCCAGCAAGCTTATTAAGCTCACTTGGCCAGGCATCCGGAGGTAGGGAGTCGTGGGCCGACTGCAGATCTGAAAGCATGTTCAGGTCGGCGATGTCGAGGGTACGACCGAGGCTTGCCTCTAGAAGCTTATGAAGCTCCTTGTTCCAAAACGACCCTTCGATGCTTGGCGTGTAGAGGTCATCTCTGATAAGGCAACCCACAGCACACTTTGACCCGTCGTCTGCACGATAGAGACACTTCTTGACCATCGTCTTGCCGTCGGTGGTCGGGACCATCTTAAAGGCCTGCTTCTTCTGGGTGAGCAGGTGCTTGGCGACGGTATCAAAGAGATTCTGCATTGACGTGTCCACTTGGACCTCCTTTGAATTTCAGATCGTACCTGGCCGCAACCTTGGCAAGGTTATCGGGCCACCTGTGCGCCGCAGTACAATCGTGCACAGACTGCAGTGTGGACAGAAGGTCCTTTTCACGCTCAGTGAGACTACGACCGATACTTGTTTCTACTGCCCGGATAACCACTCCGTTTGCAGCGAGGAACAAGTTGCCCTCAAGACCCGAGTGATAAGCACCGTCCGAGATGAGACACCCTACGGCACACTTATCCCCAGAAGGGCTTAGGTAGGCACAGTACTCATCACGGTCGACCATTCGTGTTGCACGCTTGTTCTGCTTCAATAGGTGGTCGACGACCCTGTCGAAGATCTCCTGAGTGGTGAATTCAGATGGGGAATTCATCATCACCTCCATGGGCATCCGACGGGCTGACATCACGAGGAGGCGCCACGTCAAGCTTGTCGACCTTGATGTTGAGTGACTGCTTGCCGTTGTACTCCTCCACGGTGAACCGGCCGGTTACGGTCACGTAGCTGCCATCCTCAGGGGGACCGTTGACCCAGTCCGTGCAGCGGAAGTTGACGTACTTCTTGCTTCCGTCCTTCTGCTTCTCGGGGCTAGAGACCTGGAACTTGGCAAACTGCTTGCCGGTGCCAGTGGTCTTGATCTCAGCGAACTTGACGTACCCACGAACAGTAATATCAGCCATTCTTTTCTAGCCTCTTGATTTCACGATTGATGTAGAACGCTGCCTTACGCAGGTCCGTTAGTTGCTTGCCCTTCAGCCCAGCACGCCAGATGTACTTCATGGCGTTGCCTAGGTTGAAGTTCATATGTTCAGTGATCTCGATACACTCCACACCGCTCGGATGGGACGTGTAGTGCTTTGGGTGGTCCACTGCCCAGGCGTCGCCCACGGCTTGCTCCGCCTCCACCTTGTGGCTGGGACGAAGCTGCAGAGTGAAAACGCCCTCAACTGGGCGCAGTCCTCCTGGTACGGTTTGATCGGTCACGTACTCGAGGTCATGAAGAGCTGTTGAGATCCAGTCGGCGGACTTCAGCTCATTAGCGTACCCACCCCAACGGACCATGAACCCATGGCCCTGGTGGTCATCGTCACCAGGATTGGCATACCTGAGCTCTTTCATTGTGCTCAGACCGTGAGCGAGCGGGATCTTCTTTACTTGCTCAGTGAAGCCGTACGCTTCGACCTGATCAAAGAGCTTGTTCACTTGCCACCATTAAGCTGCTTTCGAACCTGCTCGATACCCTTAGCTCCGACAGGGACGTTGACCGGAGGCTTAGGAGCCGCAGCCATGCCATCGTCGTCCTCAGGAGCAATGCCAACGAACGAGCTCAGGGCATACCGACGGGCGTAGGTAAGGGCTGAGCCAACAGCCTGGGGAGTAGGCTTGTCGACCGGCATGAAGAAGTCTGCCTCCAGATACTGTCCCGAACTGTGCATAAGAACGGTACGGAGGCCAACCGAAGACATTCCTCCCAAAGGTGGAGCGATAGGCATCTGGACGACGGAGATTCCATTGTCTGCCAGTGGCTTACGGCAAGCTTCCCATACGGAAGCCAGGTCAGCGTAGTTGTTTCGGAAGTGTGGGTTTGTTGCATCCTTGATAGCCCCCTTGATCTGCCCCTGAGCCCTGGCTAGGGCGGCAGCAAGTTCGTTCACTGGGCCTCGTACATCTTTTGAATCAACTTCAGACATGCGTCCTCCTCACTAGTACCAGTGCAGCTCACTGGTTTTTGGAGCTTTGTTGCGCTTACTCTCCACCGGTTTTCGTCCAGCGGTTCCAGGTCGAGCTCTCCGAACCCCAGCTGATTTGCCACGACGAGCAGGGCTAACCTTGGGCTCAGCAAGAACCTTTTCTTCGATGTCCCGATACAGATGTCCGCCGTAGCTGTGCATTTCACCGGTCCACGCCTCCCTTACTGCCTTCCAGGCTTCCCACACCGACCTGACGACCACATAGAGGCCACCAGACCTCACCAGATCATCCCTGAAGGCCTTCTGGGCTGGCCTAAGCCTTCCCTTGTGGCTCTTAACCTCAAGCCCTAGGAATCGTCCTGACGGCGGGACAACCACGACGATATCAGGAGCGCCATTAGGACCCAGACGAACCAAACGACGTCCGACTGTGAGAGCTCCACTGTTCTGTCTCCAGTGCATGAGCCCAGTAGACTCCAGCCACTTGAGGATATCCCGTTGAATGTACTTCTCTAGGCGTAGGTCCGGAGGAAATTCCGGATGAGCCTTAGACGTCAAGTTCGCAGTAGACCGAGCCATCGACGGACTCCTTGAGCGCAGCAATCTGAAAGACAACGTCGTCAATCTGATACTGGAGGGAGTCAACGAACTGGTTTAGCCGGTCGACTTCAGCCTTCTGGTTCGGACCTACGATGATGCTGCTACTTAGGTTGGCAGCCTTCTCAGCGTAGTCATCACGATCTCGCTGGAGCTTGTTGTAACGCTCCTCAAGATGTTCGACAACCAGATCTCGCTTCGTTTCAAAATTTACCTTCATAGAACCCTCTTGGCTAGAACGACCATGTTCCTGCCGGTCTCTAGTACATCTGAAAAATAGAACTTCATGCCGTCGATCTTGGCCGTAAGCAGGCCTTCCTTAACGACGCTCATCGTGCTGGCATACTTCGTGTCGAAGACCGCCCCATAGATGTGTGGATAGTCGTCGATGCTGCAACAGATGCATTGGACGTACATCCCGTCGTCAAGAGCTTGTAGGCGGAGCCTGCTCACCCAATCCAGGATCTTCACTGCTGACTCGCTGAGCATTCGTCTTTGCGTCCTCGAAGTAGACCATCTTACTGTTGTAATGCAGATGCACGGTGCCCAATGGGCCGCTTCTCTGCTTGCGGATGATTAGCTCCGCTTCGTCTGGGTCGGCGTGCTGGTTGTACATGTGTTCTCGGTAGACGAAAGCGACGATGTCTGCGTCTTGCTCGATGCTTCCTGACTCTCTAAGGTCAGACATGAGCGGGCGTCGATCTTCACGGTTTTCGCAAGAGCGATTGAGCTGAGATAGTGCCAGAACAGTACACTCCAGCTCTTTCGCCATGAGCTTACATCCTCGGGAGATGGCAGCCACTGACTGTTCCCGGCCATCGCCGTTATCACCGGCAAGCTGTATGTAGTCCAGCACGATAAGGCCGAGTTTGATGCCAGCCCTAGCCATACGCTGAGCAACGATGCGGGCACGTCGCCTGATGGCAGCAATCGAGTAGGAAGCGTCATCAATGTACCAGCGCCCTCCCATGACAGCCCCGGCTCCACTAACAATTCGCTTATACTCATCTTCCGATACTTCTTTGCCCGATAGAATCTTGCGTAGGTTGGCCTGAGCCCGGAAGGCAATCTCCCGCTCCATCAGCTCCTCGGCAGACATCTCCAAGGAGAAGCTGATAGCCCCCATGCCCTGGTCCAGGACAGCCCGCCGGATGGTATCCGCCAGAGCCGTCTTGCCCATGGAAGGACGGCCAGCAAGGACGAACATCTTGCCCTTCCTGAGGCCGATAATCGCCCTGTCTAGGGCGTAGAGACCTGTACTGACCTCAGCTAGTTCTGGAGAGTTAAAACGCTCTAGAAACGAAGCTAGGGCTACCTCAGCCACGTCCTTGGCGTCCACCACCTCCTTCGTACTGTCGGCAGTGACACCCAGCAGTCCCTTTTCCAGGGTGGACATAATTTCATCCACAGTGGAATTCTTGTTGGTGATCTTACAGGCCTCCTGACAGACAAGGAAAACCTGCCTGACCTGGGACACCCTCTTAATCTCCTTTACGAGCGTTCTAAGCTGGTCGGATGAGACCCCTAGTCCAGCATCCTCCATACCCTCCAAGGCCGCCTGAGACAGCCCTGAGAGCTCCCTGACGGAGATTGGGGTGACGGTGAGACCACGGTCACTAAGGTGCTGGATAGCCTGAAACGCCTGCCTGCAGTCCGGCTGATCGAAGTCTGAGGCTGTTAGTTCAGCCTGCACTACCTCGATGAGCTCTCTTTCGGGACGTCGTAGGAGGACTCCCACGGTCGCCTTCTCCGACTCCGTTACTTTGGGAGGTGCTTTGAATGACATTGAATCCCTTGACGTCGTCAGCTGTGACACGGTTCATGTGCGTACACACACACCTCTTTTTAGAATTGCACTGAAGCCAAAGTAGCTCCCCGCATGGACACCTCTTCTGGTAGACGTTGACGACCCTGAAGGGTCCACGTTGCTCCTTCTTGACTGCCTCAATCAGATCTCACCTCCGTGGTCCAGAAGGTACGCTGCACGTCGTAAGATCCTGGCAGCCACCCACTCACGGTCTTCAGCAAGTGGGACTTCGGCGAGTCCAATGTCGTTGAACAATACGATGGACTTTGAAACAGAATTGTACGCCCTAGCCGTAGGACCAACATCCGGGTCCTCCATGATGGCTAAGGAAAGGCTCTTGGTCATCGTGTTGTTCTGTGACGGGTACCAGTTAATAATTTCTCGACCAGACACCTTTTCGGTAACTGCTCCGCTGACAGCCATGAACTGCCCACCAATACATCCGGAGCCTTCACCGCACTGACCAGCCATTCCCCACGTTCCAAGTCGGATACCATGATATGGTCTCATTAGACGAGCAGCAGCCTTTCGGTAGAGGGTTGCAAACTCTCGCTTGGTCTTCGGCAGTCGCAGCTTGCTCATGGAGAACTTCTTTGACACGAGACTTCGAAGCCGCAAGCACGGTGGATTAAATCGGTACCACTGAATAGCAGCCTGTGGCCATCAGTGTGACCAAAATGAGCTGCACACCTGGCGCTTAGGTCAGGTCGGACACAAGGATCTGTCATGCGAATGGACATCGACCTAGCCATCTGGCTGGCCGAACAGAAGGCAAAACGGCGAAGTACATACGCCGCTTACCTTCGGGAGTTTGGTCGGACCATGGAGAAGCTGCAGAACATCAAAGCCGGCACTGAGTACTTCTGGCCGGAGTGGAGACCCTTCTATGAAAACAGCGACGAAGTTCTTGGACCGATTGGACAGTGCGGCATTCTGGGAGGCATGGGTAGCATCCCGAATCGCCCGGGCAGGTCTGAAGGTGACCATGAACCCGGCTGCGGACGATCTCCCTCCGGACCTGACAGTGATGGACCCGATCTCGGAGATGAACCGCATCGCAGTGGAAATCAAGAGCCGTAACCTGAGCTTCACGAGTCCCGACGACTACCCGTACGCCACTGTGAACCTCTGTAGCGAAAGCTACTACAAGCGAACACTGGGCCACCCACGGCACTATCTCAGCGTGTCCCAGGACACCGGGGCTATCGTCTGGGTGCCCAACTGGGTGGAGCTGCACGCTGGTGTAGGTGTTGATGGTCCGAGGAAGCAGGTCTTCGGAGTTATGTTCGCAAACCGTAACGAGCTCCGTAGCTTCGATGCTTTCCTGGAGTATTGTCGTGGCTAGTGCCCGCAAGGGTAGAAAGCCGATGGCGGCTGACAGAACTATCGACATGTACACCGGCAAGTCAAAGGTGGACATGCTGCAGATTGGTGAGACCACTGTGCAGGGCGCCGATATTCAGGAAGAAGCCAAGGCGGATAGAAGTGCGGACCCTAAAGAGGATGCTGACCGATGGTTAAACCTAGCTATGCAAGACAATTCGAGCTTCTCAGAGCAGAGGCCGAGTGTGGGCTCATCGGAAGTGAGGTTCACAATGACGCCGGACCAGCGGTATCTGGTTGTGGAGGTCATGGACACGGGCTCGTACAGGCAAGTTCTTCTTCCAGCCCGTATCCTGCCCCTACTAACTCGTTGGCTGGACTCGAGGACTACTGCATCTGCGGCGCCTGCCTGAATACTTACCCGAGAGGTAGGCCGCCTAACACTGCACCGCAGGGCCCGTGCTCCGGGTTTACGATTGGCGAGTACATGTCACTTGGCTGCTACTGCAGTCTCGTGATCATGAACAGCATGACGAGATCTGCTTTTACGTACAACAGGCACAGCTCTATCTGTTCGATGAAGTACCCGCCAATGCCTAACTCTGCCAAGCAGCAGTCCGACTGTTACTGCTGCAACTGCAAAGGAGCGGTTGCAGGACAGAACGGCTATTGCCCGTGGACGTCAGTCAAGGGTGGTCTTGTTTACGCAGTACCGAACTACTTACTGGGTATGTCGGCAAGCTTGTACACGGACATCGTAGAAAACACTATTTACAACAAGGCTCCGAGTCTCACGGGTGGAGGACCAGTAACCGACCCATGGTCGCCTGACTACCCACGTGCCAAGTCGTCTAAGATCCACTTCTCGTGTGACAAGTGCAACACGTTCAACGAATACGCCGAACCCAACATGCCGGGGAACATCTACCGATGCTACAGCTGTCGAAACCGATGACTCGATTCAAAGAACTAAACATCTCACGTATCCAGGTCCACTACGACGACGACGGTGTGGTCATCAGTGTGAAGTCCAAGAAGGGCAACAGGGTGTCCACCTTCAGCTACGAGCTTCACTCTGGGCTATTCGTCGATGAGATCGTGGAAGCCGTCAATGCACTCCTGAACGAGGTCGAAGAAAATGTCTAAGCGAAAAGCTACGAAGCGTGAACTTGCCAACTTCTGCCGGTACATTGCCAGCGGATTTTCTATCGAATCATTTTTCGAAGATGGAAATGACAAGACGTCGGATTTGGCTGAGCTGACGAACCAGCTGTGGCGGGAGGTTGATGAAATCATCAACACCAATAAGGCGATCAATGGGCACTGGTTGTTCCCATACAGTGACATCGACAAGCCGGAGGTGGCTAAGGCTTGGCGTCAGGTTGCCCGTAAGCTTGACCACGGCATGAAGGTGTCTCGGTGAGTCAGTTTACCTACGGGATCGACATCAGCTCTATACAGGGCACTATCGACCCACAGAAGATCAAGGACTCTGGCATCAAGTTTGCCTACGTAAAGTCGTCCCAGTACAGCTCAACCGTAGACAGCACCTTTCACGGCTACGTGGGCCAGCTCAAGTCCGTAGGCATCCTGGTTGGGGCCTACCACTTCTGCTTCCAGGGATCGGACCCGGAGAAGCAGATGGAGCACTTCTTCCGAGCCTCTGACGGCCTCGGTAAGGAGCCAGGAGAGCTCCCTCCTATGCTCGACTGGGAATTTTGTATAAACGATTCTGCAGGCAACCCACTGAGCTCCAAGCAGTGTGTCGATTGGCTCAAGGCTGCAGCTGCCAAGGCAACCAAGCTCTGGTACCCTGGCAACGCTGAGCTCATCCTGGCTGGAGAGATGCCACGTAAGCCGGTTATCTACACGTACCCATACTACGGAGACCAGCACCAGCCCGAATTGGGCCTAGCTGAGGAACTTTCGTCCTATCCGCTCTGTCTAGCCAGCTACAAGTCTGCTGGAATGGAGCTGCTGCCGTGGGACCCGCTCAAGGAAGGCAAGTACAAGCCCCTTCACAAGCTCCCGGCTCCGTGGAAGGACTGGACGCTGTGGCAGTACTCGGGCAACAAGGGAATGAAAGTGCCTGGGGTTATCCCGGACTGTGACCGGCAGCTGTTTGCTGGTGGCACTGAGAAGCTGCTCCGGTTCGCTGGGCACCTTCCGCTCAAGGGTCAGGTTTACACGAAAGAGGTGACGGAATGATTCGATACTCATACAAGGTGGATGGTGTTACGCACTTGGCGGATATTAGGGAAGGAATGCCTGTCGTCTCCAGGGGCAAACCTGCACTCGCTCAAGACCTTAAGCCTGGGGACGTGTTCTTCTGGAACACCTGGGACACGTTGGGCAAGACGGTACTGTCCAGCATTCGTGATGTCACGGTGACTGTTCAGCTGAGCACCGACAAGACCCC